CCTAAACGGAGCCAATCTAAACAGAGCCAATCTAGACGGAGCCAATCTAGACGGAGCCAGCTTAGACGGAGCGAACAGCGGTATTAGCCCGTATATGAAATCAATACAGATTTCAGATTACTGCATTTGCTATACGTCAGATCGAATACAGATCGGTTGTGAGAATCACTCTATTGAGGATTGGCGGAATTTTGGCGATCAATCAATCATTGAAATGGATGGTAAGAAAGCGTTGAAGTTCTGGCGTAAATACAAAAAATTTATATTTATGGCGATTGATTTTGCGCCCGCACAGCCTACAAACTTTGGACAAGAGGACTAAGACATGAATAACGCAACACCAAGCTACCAAGCTAGAGAGCGAGATAGAAACCGCGCTTATAGGATTAGTCAGCGTAAAGCTAGACGTGAACTTGATAAGTCTTCGCAGGTCAAAAGTGACATGGCAATAGGCTTAATATGTTTCGCCTGCGCAATGGTCTTCGTTTCGTTATTTGGCGGGGCGCAATCATGAATGCAGAACAAGCATACCAGCAGCAGCAGGAGCATCAACAGCAGTCTCAGATCCAATCGGCCAAGCTTTATCCGAATGTATTGATATGTGGCGGCAGTGGGACGGGAAAATCTACAAGCCTGAGAAACCTTGACCATGAGAAAACAGCGATCATCAATACAGAGAGAAAAGTTCTCCCCTTTAGGTCTGCCAGAAAATTCAAGATGCATAGAAATGTATCAACTCTAGCCGAGTTTAACCAAAAGCTCAGCGCAGCCCTGTCATCTAGCACTATAGAAACGATAGTGATTGATTCATTTACGTCACTTGCAGAAATGGTTTACTCCGAGCTTGTGATGAATGTGGAGAAGTCTGGGGACAATGTGATGGTTGCATGGTCTCAATACAAAGACACTTTACACCAAATTTTACTACGCTCGAAATCGGCAAATAAGTTTGTTGTGTTTATTGCTATTGAGGAATCAATACAGGATGACATGCAGCGGTTGATTAAGACAGTTGCAGTTCAGGGCGCATTAAAAGGAAAGGTGGCAAAGGAGTTTGAAATAGCTTTATGGACAAAAGTAGTCGAAGCGGATGACGCCGCAGATCAATACAAATTCGTTACTAATGGCGACCCTACAAACGAATCAAAAAGTCCCTTCGAAATGTTCGAAGACCGACTAATACCTAATGACTTAAATCATGTGCTCAAAACTTCATTTGAGTACTTTAACGGAGAATGAAAAACCAATGAATTATCAAAATAACAAAGCGGCAGCAATAGAGAGTGACGATAGGGATTCCTATATCAATAAATCTGGCGCTCTAGATGGGGTGTTCACTATGGCTCGCTCGATTACTGCTAGCACAGGAACAAAAGGCGTTGAATTTACGTTTAAATCTAACGATGGGGCAACAGCTAACAGGCTGTCCCTGTATACCGAAAATTCGAAGGGTGAATCTATTTTCGGCTACAAGCAGCTTTGCGGAATTATGACGGTTCTTGGTGTTGATGGAATTGTTGGTGAGCAAGCCACAATCAAGATTTACGATTACGACCAAAGATCCGAAGTCGATACTATTTCAACCATCTACCCTGCGCTTATCAATAAGCCAATCGGGGTGATATTTCAATCTGAAGAGTACTATAAGAACGATCAGACTATTGGCAAAAAAGTCAATATGTGGGGCTTCTATCGCGTTTCAGATAGAGCAACTGTGCTAGAGGTTGGCAAGGGGATTCAGTCCGATGGATCTAGACTTGCGGACATGATTGATGGTCTAAAAGACAAGACAATCAAGCCTGCTACGCCAGTTCAGGGCGCAGTGGCACAAGATCAGGGCCAATACGCGGGGCAAACTCCCCCGCAACATAACTTTGACGAAGATTTAACCTTCTAGTCATGGCTAATTTATATGAATTATCAGGTGTCTATCTCTCCTTATGGGATGAGGTAGACAACCCTGACTTCGATCTTGATTCTCTCGAAGATGCAATCAACAAAATTGAATCCGACCTTGATCAGAAGTACGAAAACACAGGCAAGTACATTCAAAGCCTAGGTGCAATGGCGGAATCGATTGGTGCGGCAATAAAAGAGCAGCAGCACCGCAAAAAAGTTATTGAGAATAAGGTTGACAGGCTGAAGAAATATTTGTTCGACAACATGAAGTTAAACGGCACTAAAAAGGTTAGTACCCCCTACTTTGATATTTCTGTTGTCAAGAATAGATCAAAAGTCGAAATAGACGATGAAAGCCTGATCCCCGATGAGTTTTTGAAAATCCAAGAAATCAAAACACCAATCAAGGCCGCTATTAAGTCTGAACTAGATTCAGGCAACAAGGTCGCTGGAGCAAAGCTGGTGCACGGCGAATCACTAAGGATTAAATAGAACCATGCTAGAAATCACATATCTAGCAGGCGCTCTATTAGTCCTGCTAGCAGCCTACCCGCTAAGCGAGCGAGATTTATTTAAATACGATCCTTGGTGGGAATGGCTGGCAATAGCAGTTACATGGCCTATGTGGTTGGCCATAGTAGTAATAGCAGCACCAGTTGAGTTGATTATTAAGATAGCTAAATTTATTTGGAGTAAACCGTGAAAACAGAAATAACATTAAACGATGGGGATAGCTTGGTAATCACTAGAGCTAATTCTGGAAGACGGGAGAGCGGTAATGGCTTTAGTTGAAAAAGATTACAAGGTTCACTACAAGGGCGGCACCGAGTCTCCAAATCTGGATAAGTTGAAAGCAAGAAAACAAATTGCTTCAGATATTGAGGATTTTGAGCGGTCAGGTGGTAAAATACAAAAGCTTGATTCGAACGTTTTTGGCTACGAGCCAGCTAAAAAACAGACCGATGAGCAACGCAGAGCAACGCTAACGAGGATGGTGTAATTATGAAATACACTTTCTGTAAAGATGATTTGATTTTTGGGTCGTATATTTGCCGCCAATCTTGGTCGGAGGATAGTGAGGATATTTCGGGGCTTTGTTCTGTGACGTATATGCTTGGATGGAAAGTCAGTTCGCGCCAGTGCTGCACTCTAATATCAATAGCTGATGGAATGGTTTTAGAATTTTCTGGCGATGATAAAGACGCCAGAGAAACCATACTAAAAGCTATAAATTCTGACAAATACGGCTACCGGCCACTAACAAGAAAACAGGTAAAGCGCAGGCTTAATTACCTTTTTAGAAATGAAGGTAAAGCCAAATGAATAAGCACCTTCTAATCACCGCGCTTTTAGTAGTGGCATCACCCACGCTGGATGCTGAGCCAAGACCTAGCTGCAAAGTCTTAGAGACATTATGTGTTATTAAGCCTGCCCGCTATTGTGTGGCGTTTGAATCGACTAATTCCGAAGAAGCGCAAAAGGCCGTACAGCAATACAATACTTATTGTACCGATGAAGCTAAACGTAAGCGAGCGGTAGCAGTGGCGATTGCTGTCTCGAACATGTTGATATTGGGAGATTCAAATGAATAAGCAAATTGATCTGCCAGATAAGTTTGGCTCAAAGCTACACGAAAAATCTATGCTGACTCTTATTTCTGAATCAGAGCCCGTGGTTTACAAAAAAGTTTCTTATCGTAGATATAACTTCTTATGTGATTGTGGCTCAAAAAAAATATATCCAATAAGCCCTGTGGCCAAGGGAAAGATAATATCTTGTGGCTGCGCTAAAAAGGAAAGAATGATCAAGTTATCCACTACGCATGGATTAAGTCATCACCCGTTATACAGAATATGGAGCGGCATGTGCCAGAGGTCTGCAAATTGCACTAATCCCCGATATGCGCGAGATTGCGTAGACATGAGCGATGAGTGGAGAAAAAAGCCGCATATTTTCATTAATTGGGGGCTGGAGAATGGCTATAAAAAAGGATTGCAAATAGATAGAATAAATAACGATCTGGGTTACCACCCTGGAAATTGCAGATTTATTACTCTAAAGGAAAACTGCCAAAACACCAGTTTGTCAAAATATTGGTTCATAGACGGAGTTAGATTTGAAAGCGCTTCAGATGCTTCCGAAGAACTGGGAATAAGTCTTTATATGGTTTATAAAAAATGCGGTTCGATTGCAAATAAGGACGCAGCATATCAAGCAGAACCGAACTGCTGGTCAGAGCTAAAGTATCCGAATAATTCCGAGACTGAATCGAATATAGAGTTGGGTGGTGTGTGATGGTATTTAGAAATATTGAAACAAATAACGTTTTTGGCGGAAAAGAGATTGTTCTTAGTTTTACAAATGATTGGAACATAGCAATCGTGTTTCCCTCAGACGCTACAGCCGATCGCGTTAAATCAGAATTGAATTACGCCATAGAGTTAATTTCCTACAAACAAAATGGGCTTTCAGATGAAACCTAACCCCCAAGACACGCAGTACGCGCTTTATCCTGTAAATCGAGTAATTAACGGTAATCAACACACAGTTAACTTTAAAGAGAATATAGGCGAGTTGATTGGATGGATAGGGTTTTGTCCTACACAAAACAGGTTTGTTTACTACAACGAAAGACTTGTAGGGCATTCCGATCTTATGATTCAAAAGATACAGAGAAGGCTATCGAACTTAAATGCCCAACGCGGCCTAGTCACCAAAGCCAAGCAGTTTGCTAACGATGTTATGGAGGGGAAATGAAAGCACCAGAAATATTGTACTACTATCCTGACGATCAAGGAGGTAAGGGGTCCGTTGGTCTGCTTCCAGATATGAGCGAAAACCACAGGGAATACCGCCTAGTAGGCCAGTGTGTTTGGAGGGTAACTCATTGCAACTCTCTGTTACATGAGACTGGCTGTGGTGAGTTAGCCAACTTATTGCCGAAAGGCCCGTTCTGCTCATGCGGCAACCGCATAAAGGTGGTGTCGTGAAATACAATTGGACTGATTTTGATAATAGCCTAAAGATGTTTATCTATTTTAACGCTGGTTGTAGCTTTAATGACATTCTTGAAAGTGTACACGAGTTTGAAGTCCAAGAAATGCCCACGCACCTTAAAGGTGGAATGTATAGAGCTTTAGATGGCAGGCTTACTGCAATGAAAAAGCAGGGCCACATTTACTTCAAAAATGGATGGCAACCTACAACTTTAGAAGAATATGAGGCGAGACTATGACTAACTCAAAACCACACCACCAAACCATAACGATATTACTTAGGAGTTAATCGAATGAAAGATATTAACGGCGTTCCTACTGATGAATACATAGGGGCCACATTTTCAATCCACCTGCATGATTCATACGGACATATTTCTACTGAGGGCATTTTCCTTCATCACGGTTCAGGCCATGTGGTTAGGGTTGCGCGTTCTCTGAGAGGGTTTAAGGCCTACGTTCGCCACCTTCAGGGGATGATTGAGGAACTAGAAGAGAACATAGTATGACCACTGACCAACTAAGACGCCTCCACATCTATTTAGACAGGATATTAAAATGAAAGACAATATTGAATATGCATACAGCTTCGATGAAGAAAGATTTTATGGTGACATTCAGTCCGCCATTGATGATGCTGAGAACACTGGTGATTTCAAAACTGGTGACACTATAACCATATACAAAGGCCGCTCATGTAGGGCGCAGCATAGCGAGTTCATCTGGGTTGATAATTTCATTGAAGACATGCAACTGCGAGCCTATGACAATTATGGCGAATTCGGTGAGGATTATCTGATCGGCTTAGAGAAACAGAAAGTCAAAGAACTAGAAAGCTTGATAGTCAATTGGTTCAAAAAGAATGTTCCAGAACCTACATTCTATAGTGTAGCTAATGTTGAGGAAACTCAACACGTTATTGAAGACTAGACAGTGTAGAGAGATTGATTATGATTAATATTGAGGGGAAGTGTTGTGATTGATATACCGTATGTAATAAGAAAGAACGGCATGTATTACGCCCACGACAGCTGCGGCTACGTCAATAATGTAATGAATGCTGAGCTTTATACCAAGACCTATGCTGAACAACACTGTTCTCATGGGCCTGAGTATCAGGCTATTCCCGTAACGGATTTAATTTCTTCGACAAAACACATAGATGAAACTATGGAGCGATTGCAAGCAATGAGAAGAGCCATAGCAGACAAGCTAGACGAACTTAACGCTGATAAGGTGGAGGGGTAGTTTTGAGTAGTAACGCAGACACGCCAGATCAGACAAGCGACTCTATGTTTTTAACCAGAAATGAAATTAAGAGTCTCGTTCAGTCCAACAATAAGAAGTCAATTGCAAAGTGGTTGGAACAGAATCAATACGCTTTTGCTACTAATGCTGATGGCTGGCCTGTCGTTTTGATATCCCACTTGGATTTTATGCAGAAATCAAGTGCCGGAATCAGCAATGATAATGGTGAAAAACAACGATGCGGTGAAGCAACAGTCTTATATCGTCACTTCAACGGGGATGGAGAACTTCTATATGTCGGAATATCAAAATCAGTTATGTGTAGGATTTTCCAGCACAAGGATAATTCCTCATGGTTTCGTGAAATAGAGAATATAACACTAGAGCATTTCGAATCTAGGTATCTAGCAGAAAACGCAGAGATTCTGGCAATAAGGGCTGAAAAACCGAAGCACAATAAGCAGTACACCAATTAACAAATGATCATAGATACTCCATACTTGACTGCAAAAGAGGCCGCTTCATACGTCAGATATGCTGATATAGAATCCTTTAAATCTTGGGCTAATTCCGTGTCTTTGCCATGTTACCGCCTTTCGCGTAAGATGCTTTACCGTAAAGATGATATTGAGAAGGCTGTAGAGAATTGGCAACCATCAAAAAGCGCGGTGAAAGCTGGCAACTCAACTGGTCGGAAAGTGGCAAACAGTACCGTGTCTCCCTTGGAAAAATTTCGCGGCCGGAAGCCGAGCAAGCAAAACTCCAAAAGGAGTTAGCACTAAATTCCGATGATAGAAGATCGCCCTATTTCGACTACTATGCCGCTGAATACCTGGAGTGGTACGAAGTCCATTATCCTGCCTCATTTGAGCGAGTTTGCCACATCATTACTGAGCGTCTTAGCCCTGCGTTCGGGCAATACACCCTCGACCAAATCAACGGAAGGAAGGTTAAAGACTATCAACTGCTTCGCAAAGGTGTTGCGATTGGCACTTATCTCAAAGAGTTTAGGACGCTCAAAGCAATGCTTAATCGTGCAGTCGAGTGGGAGCACATTAGAGACAATCCTATTGGACATGTTAAAGCACCCAAAGACACAAACTCAAAGCCGCCCCACTTCTATACCCATGATGAATTGCAAAGTCTCTATGAATGCTCGTTTCAGTACAGATGGCAATGGCAGTTTATGGCAAACACTGGGCTACGGTTGGGTGAAGCCATGAACTTTAAAAAATCCCTACACGTCAAGGGTGACTGGCTGCATATAGTGTCAACGTCTGAGGCCCGAACTAAATCTGGCAAGTGGCGGGAGGTTCCCTTATTCAATGGAGCAACTGAAGCACTATCGCATTTGGGCGATGAATTATTTCAGGCCCACCCAAAATCTATATCAAGGGCATTCAAGCAGGATGCTAAAAAGATCGAGTTAGAAGGTAGCCTTCACAGCCTAAGACATACCTTCATAAGTCATTTGGCAATGACTGGTAAATTCAGCATGAGCGAGATTCAAGCGTGGGCTGGTCATAAATCAGTGGTGACTACACAAAGATATCAGCACCTAATACCAAATTATCGAGATATAGATTTGGAGGCGTTGGCGCTATGAGTGCGTGTGCTAATTTGTGCTATCCAACCGTGCTAAAACCAGTATTTAACCGGATATTAAAGCACACCTCAAAAACGCCACCGACTTACAATCCGTTGCAAGTCACTGATTTACATAATAAAAAATGGCGTCCCCAAGGGGATTCGAACCCCTGTTACCGCCGTGAAAGGGCTGAATCAATAACTTTATGCCATTGTATATTAAGTTTATTTAAATCGTCGTGTGCTATTGTGTGCTTATTGATTGTTCAAATTAGACAGTTGCGGCTGCGCTTTTGCGCCCAATCAAATCAAAACGTTAACCGAGTAATGTACGGAGAAATACTGTGAGCGTTCTTAAGAAGATAATGCGCGAGTACGATCAGGCTCAAGACGATGCGTCATGGGACGAAGACCACCCAATATTCCGGATGGCAGAGAATATTGATTCGTTAAGGCTTCAGGTTGCCGCACTTCAACTTAAAAGTGATTGGATTTCTGTTGAAGATAGATTGCCTGAAATGGGCAAGCGTGTTGCTGTCTGGGTTAAATTCGATACTCCGGAGGGAGGATTCTCTGGTGTGGACGAGTGGGCAGAATATCAAGAAAGACCATTATCGTTTTCAAGTGAAACAATCATCACTGGTGAAGGCTGGTCTGAACATGACTATGAAGATATAACCCACTGGATGCCATTGCCATTACCACCCCAACCGGATAGCTCGGCTACCCAGGAGTGAATATGGAGTATGTAATCAACTTAATTGTAATGATTATTGCTATCTCCCTGATGGTTCTCTACATGCAGCACGTTTTGAATTTTGATTTAAATACCGTTGGACCAATCAAAGCTACAGGGTTTTGGATTCTCTGTTTTATCTATGGTGCCACGGCATGGTTTCCTTTCATCAGTGAGGCGTGGCAAAAATGAGTAAACAACAAGCAAGCTTCAGGAACGCATTCCAATCAATGCTAATGCGTATGAATTGCAAGGCTAGAACGGCCTACCGATTCCCTGAGAATAAAGATATGCCTACTAAGGTAGTGCTAGAGATAACGCAGAAGTTTGATAATGGTAAGACAGCTATTTTTGACTTAGATTTGGAGGGGTTTTGATGATTAATGAGTTTAATCTGATTGACAAGCTAGCAAATCGCTATGGTGTTGCTGGCAAAAAATCTCATGAACAACGCAACTTTGATGTCTTATACCAACGCAGAGTTTTACGAAAAGCCCTCACGCAGGCGCGACATGTGGCGCGTATACGTGAGTTTGTCTACAACGAATCTAAATGCGGAATTATGAGATCAATGGACAACACTATTAGATCAAATGCGATGAAGGATGTTTTAAACTTCATAGACGAACTGGATGAAGAGAATGATAGACCAGATTAAAACAGCTTTGGCTGATGGGGCTTGTGAGAGTGTTACGGCAATTGTTACTAAGCCTTATTGTAAGGATGGTTCAATCACATGGAAAAAAGGAGATGAATCGTTACTCGATGATTACTGGTAGGATAGAGAAATAGAATCATTCACCGTAAACCTACGCAAGTTTGATGATTTAGAGGTGGGGGATTTGGTGGCTACTCCTGATGGTAATGGGGTTTTTGGAGGAAGTTGGTTCGACGGGGGGTATGTGGTTGAGATGCCAAAAGACAAAAAGACGATCTATATTTACGAGCGCCACGAACTAGTGCCATTGCAGAGGGGTGAGTAATGCCGGTTGATTTCGAGAAAGATTTAGAAGATTGTTTTGGGGAGAGGATGAAATCCTCAGATAAACTATGCGAGAATATTTGGAGCGCATTAGCTAATGTTGTTTGGCGTCACTCAACAGGCGAGGAATATAGATTGTCATTTAGAGACGCCGGTGGATTAATTTCCCAAATAGCTGGACATGGAAATTATATGGATTGGTATTGCAGCGGGCCTTACGAGACGGTATCCGATCAGATTTCTCGAACCATGAGGGATCGAGGATGGATTCACCTTTCATATGAAGAGGCGGGTCTATTGTGAGAATCTAGCCAATTCCGGCTAGTGTTAATCAATGGTTTGGTAGCCGTTGGTTTAGGCATTGCCCCGCTCGGATTTCTGCGAATCTGGGCGGGGCTTCTTTATTAGAGGGAGTATTGCGAGAATCACTGGCATGAGATCGTCTAGAGCTTTTTTATCATCCTTGGTCATAGTTCTATCCATAGAATATTGAGTCTAAGCTATGATAACCTAACTTAAAATAATGCACCTCACCCAAGCGGGTGATATTTATGTCGAGCCTAGCACCTGAGACACCTAGAGATTTTGGCCCAGGCTGGGAGTTCTGGGCTTACTGCAAGGATGAGATTGATTGCAGGAATGGGTCCAAGCTAGAATCGCTGGACCCTGATGTGAGGATAAATGACTTGCGACTAGTATGCAGTAAATGCGGCAGTCGAGATGTCAAAGTTCAGAGGGTTTGCGTTAAGCCAACGACTATGAGTACTTGAACGCTTGTCTCTGCAAGAATAGCGATCCTTGGAATATATCGGGGTACTTCTTCTCCATAAACTTATGTAGCGGCATACCCTCATATCTACGGCACAAGTAGTCCATGCTGACTTCCATTACGTCATAGTTCCCGTCTTTAACCTCATGCTTCATGGTTAAGCCGCGAAAATGAGTATTTCCCTGAACGCCCTTATAGTCCTCGTCGTGCAAATAGAAAGCGCCAGAGACTAATCCGCGAATCACATTGCCATTGTTCAGGTTCTTGGAACCCATCATGTGGCATTGCTGGTGACCCATCGAGAAAGAGAACCCTATCGTATTTAATCGGGTGTTTATATTCGCTCCACCGTACGGCCTTCCGCTCATTGGGTTAGCGAAGAAATGTGAGTAGTGTACTCCATCAATCTCGGCTATTTCTAGAAAGTCGTAAACATTCCAGCCGTGGTCTTTATAGTTAAGATTCTCTAAGCTAAGAAAACCCTCTAACTTGGCGTCATTCTCAACAGCCCTGCTAACCCTGTGCTCGTGATTGCCCATTGTTAGGTGCAATTCTGGCTGGTAGTCCGACTCCGCATGAATGGGCCTCATAAGGACATTCATTGCCTTGTTAGACGAATCAAAGTCCTTGAGTATCCTCTTACCTTCGGCTGACTTCTTACCCTCGTCATAAGAGCTTAAAGACTCAAAGTCTGCGAAATCACCTATCTGAATAACTACATCGGGCTTTTCTTCTGCTATGTAATGCCCTGCCCACTTTAGATGATCGTTCGGCGTTTCTGGTGTGTCCTGCACATCAGGAATGAAGCAATGTGTTCGCCCAGACTTGAACATGTTCGAGCCTGTTACTTTCTTCTTTGCCGATGCGAGTCTTCGCTCAAGGGTGCGTATGTCGATACCCAAACTCTTGGCTGCTTTCTTCTGTGTGCCTTTATCTATAACAGCAAGAATGGCCTCTTTCTGCTTATCGCTTGCTGTATCTAAATATAAACCGTAATCACTCATTATCAATAAACCTTTCTGATTGCTTGGCTACAATTTACGCGCCCACAGCAAAAGGTTCTGCACACTAAGTAGAGGCCGACTCGCTACGCAATTGTTGGCATACCGTATACGGCTGCAGAACATTCTCTATTTGAGACCAAGACTCGGCGTGTTGCTCAATAAGTTCATCTGCTGCCAGATCGCAGGCCGTAAGATTCAAATAAATCTCATCGCTGTATTGAGTTGTCATGATGACAACGAATAATTTAAAAAGACCTTGCTCTATCATCGCGGACACTCCATTTCGGTTGGCTCTGGCAATACCACAGCATCGAAAGTGGCGAACCTATACAGCTCCCTGTAGCGGGACCGCATTAGACATGAATCTAGACGTAAAGCATTAGCCAAATCAACCACCTCTGCAACAGTCACCTCATCTACATCTAGCGGCGGTATATCCGGCATATCCGGTAACGTCTGATAGGTAGTAGGGATGTCTGCATATACTGTCTTCTCCTGTACTAGCTGATTGCTAGCGCAGGAGGTCAGCAGGCAGACGAGAATTAAGCAGCTTAGTAAGCTCTTTGTTTTCATTTTCTAACCTCTCCCTTTCTTCTATGTGATGTCGCTCACGGTTTCTGGCCCATTTCAACTCAGCAAGCCGTGCCGCCTCGTTCTTCTGCAACACTTCGATTTGCTTTTCCTTAGCGTCAATTTCAGCACTGGCAGTTTCTAGTATTTGCTCCTTCTCTTTGTTGTGCGTTCTGACAGAGAACCGATCCGAAACAAAGTTAAACAGGGTCATTGAAACTGCAGCTATTACAACGGTCACGAAGACTATAGCTAGCCACGACCCCTTGCCATCACGGGTTTTTCTTCCTTAATAACAGGCATTAGTTGTCACTCACGCCGCCATCACCGTCAGAGCAAACTAGATCGTCTTCATTAGCATCAATCCCTTCTGGGTCAGTCGGTAAAACTGGACGCAAGTCAACACATTCGCCGCTTGATTCCTCTGTTGGCTCTTCGCCTTCCTCTTCAGATTCTGGTCCGCCAAAGGTGATCGGGTTAACTGGAGCTGTCTCGGTTAGAATTCCGCTGACCTGCTCAGTGCGAGTGTAAGTGTTGCCTTCACCGATAGCACCCTCAATGGTTGATCCGTTGTCAGCGTTGATTGACACGCTATCCTTAGCTAATGCACTTCCAATTACATCAGCCGTTTTTGAAATGCCTAACCCAACCAGAGAGCCATTTAGAACAGACTTACCCAGCCCTGCCCAAGTCCTATGCTTTTCGATACTAGCCTGTGATTTAGCGATTAGCGCGTCATTAAAATTAGTCGGCCCCTTGTTACCAGATAGCGCTGCGATAGCGTCAATCAAAGCAATGTCGCGGCCATCTGTAACGCGAGAATACTTAGCCGCCTGACTTGCGTAATAAGCGCTATTAGCTCGCTCAGCAGCCTGGATGGACTTCATCCGAGCGTATGCTTTACCAGACATTTTCGGCGTTGTCTCGCTCACCACGTTGCCTTGTGAATCGTATTGAATGCTAGCCTGTTGCGGTGACGTGGTTGCACAGCCAGAAAGTAGTGCAACAGAGATAAAAAATAGAATGAATTTCATGATAACCTCGCTTTATCGACAGGCGAGAACTTCGCCATATTTCATCTTGTGGAATTTCGTTTGCAGGCGATCAAATATCGCCTTGTGATAATCTTCTGTTTCTTTGCAGGCCGCCTTATTTCGAACGCAGTAGCCTAATCGTCGTTCCTTGTCGCCGTGGCCCATACCTCGGTTATAGTCCTTGACCGCTTCTCTGTATGAGTAGCACGGATCGCCTTTGATTCGTCGGTAAATTGCCTTCATGTATCGGATGGATGCTCGTGCCGACTGTCTGCAATTAGCCCAATCAACAGACCCTAAATCGCGAGCCCAGTACTTAGCATCCCCTTGAGTCGCTGGCATGAATTGACCGCACCCAAAAGCACCAACCCATGACTCCGCGTCATGCTTCCACAAAGACTCTCTATGAATCTGGGCTGCAAAAAGGTTTAAAAATCGAGCGTGTCCGTAGCGCTTAATCAAATCTCGCTTGAATACTCGCCTGCCCTTCCATGCCTCAATAGGCTTACGTGTTTCTTCCTTTACTTCAGGGAAAGCAGCCACAACTGGCTGAGTCCCACCATAGCTACAGGCTGGCAGTAGTACCGCCAATAATGCTAGATGCAACAACAATCGCATAACATATGTCCCGGCCTACAGCCCGTAATGGTTCACTGGAATTTTCTAGATCAATTGTTCTCTCAGGCCACAAAGCACGAAGCGCTAACCAGCCACCGCCAGCAGACATTGAGAAGAAAGTAAAGAATCGCTTAGCAACATCAGTGTCGAAATCAGGAAGCACTAGAAAGTATCCAATTGCACCCATAATCAGTATTAGCCACGATCTGGGAATGAACCCCTTAAGCTTGTTGTAAAGCTCGATTAACATTTCAGATTTATTCATTTTGTCCTCGCATAAAAAAAGCCACTAAGCGGCAAAGTTAGAATCATTGATTGGCACATCATTTCGACATGGCCCTTATGTCATCCTTTAGATCAGCCAAGCCATCAGTCACAGAGCGAATAATCCTTTCTTCCATAGCACTCACATCATCGCGTCTAGCGTACTTATTATTGTTCGCCTCTGACTGCTTCGTAATCCTACTATGAGCGTCACTTATAGATTGCTTGTGCTCCTTCATCCGTTCGTCCTGTGCTGCTTGATTCTTCCAAAAGAATCCCATTATTGTGCTCAGCAGAAACAATATTCCACCAGCCGCAAGTTTTTCCCACATACATTCACTCTGTTATAAATCTAAAAATTAGTTGTTTTTCTATTACCCGATTTCCATCCAGTGAACGGCACAATCCAGAAGGCTAACGTGAGTCCCAGCATCAATTATCCGAATGAAAGGCTGCAACTCCCAATCGCCTGAAGCGTTCTTTTCTGTGCTGGTGAGGGCGTCATTTATTGCTGCCGGATACCTTGCGCCAAAGTTAGAATCTACTGTTGGCATTCCAAAAAAACCAAAATCAATTGCATCGGTGGTCGCAGAAAATATGCCAGATGAGTTTTTGTACATCACCTCTACACGAGACCTAACACCTGATCCGTCCGTCCCGTCTCTCTCAGTTACAAAGCCGAATGAAAACCAATAGTAAAGCGAGCTATTGGGATTAGTCGGGCTTACGATTAGGGTGTTTACAGTCGCCGCAACATTAGTATTGGTGTCGTGGTCTACCGTGAATGTTCCCCATGCACCAGATCCGCGCTGCGTTCCTGTTTGCAAGATGCGCGCGTCTGCATTTCTATCAAACTGCTCGTGACTTGATACACCAAATAACTTTATGTTATTCACTCCAGCATCGAAATTGATGGATGCACCTGAGCTGCTGCTGGCGATTGTCCTTTGTCTTTCAAGCTTATGAACCGAACCGTCCAAGGTCCAAGACGCAACCATAACCTCCCATTCTGTTGAGTAATTTTGGTCTGAGTAAATAACCTTTACTTCAAATTCTTCTCCCTCTGGGTTAGAACCAACAACAAGAGTTCCAGCATCCTCGAATCGCAAGGCACCTGAAACTGCTCCGTTCAAAGTAAACTCATCAACTGCAGTTTGAGAGCCAAGCTCCATGCAATTGGTTAAAACCTTAGCAACCATGCTACCTCCAAGCCCATCCGTTGGGCATTAATGTTATTCACCAAACAGTTGTTTTAAATCTGCCTGGACTGCGTTGTGTTGGTAGTATTCGAGCGTAATTGGTGAAAATGAGACTGAGGCTAGATAGCTCGTTTCTCTTACCCCTATACCTTGTGACAAGTCCACGTCTTGCTCGAACAGCATCACCCCACCCACTGTAAACTCGAAAACCGACATTAATTGTCTATATTCAGCATCAGTCAAATCGGAGATGGTGAAAGTGTGCGAGTAAGTAGTATCCGATAAAGTCTGATAGTTTGATCTTTGAGTGCGCAGCCGAGTAAACCGAGGCGCTATTCCTATCTGAGCCCCCCAATTGAAGTTGTTTCTAGGTCCAGGCTCCCATGAATGACCTAACCCACCACCTATCATTATTTGCCTAAATTCAAATATCTGATTTGGCACAGTGATAGTTAGTGTCAGCTTTGTATAACTACTACCCAATGGGAATCGAACAAGCCAGGATAGAGACGGGGGGGCGTCTGAGTTTAAATTGAATACCTTCGAATCAATAGTTACATCTTGCAACAGCCCACCACCCAGATCCTGCTGCGCCTCAAGCAAAACTCCCAATCCACTGATTGCAGACATACCCACAATAAAGAATCGATCTATGGGATTAAAAGGGTCTAAGGGTATTTCTATAGTTAACTGCTGGCACACAGGGCTTGTATATCCCTTTGTAGGCTCGAAGAATCCACAATCTAAGCTTTGCGTAGGCAGTAAGTTGGATAGCTCATCTGTGACGCGCACAGTCGGCTGACCGAAGTGCTGAGGCACTGTAAATCTCATATTACCCATTAGCCCCTCCCTGGAGCACCTTAACGGTCATCTGCGTTTCTCTCAATCCAGCATCTTCCGACACTTCCATAACCAAGCAAGGCTTTCTTCTTGGTATAAGGTTGTGGTTTATTACACCAGCCTGACCAACCGATATTCCATGCCCCAACCCATAGAGTGTTAAGGTGAATATTCCATTTTCTATGCTGTCCCTTGTGATCTTTTCAGCTATCGATATAGCGTTAGATTTAATTATAAGTGGGGTTGCTATTTCCTGCGCTTCAGACTTTCCAGAATAGCCAAACCTGCTCTTCACTGACCTACTTTCTTGTGGCCTAAACTCATTCATCCGATAAAGGACTTTATATTGGGATTCCCTGGGGTCTGTCTTAACTCTCTCGACACTTCCATGCTTAATGACTGATTCAACCACCAAGAAATCAGAAGGGTAATCATTTAGATCAAACCTCCTTCTTATGGTAATTCCGCTAGACTCTTCGTTCTCGATAAAGTAGTAATCCAGACCTCGGCAGTATTTGGAAACCACCGAAGACCAAGGGGTTTGGTCCTTAACCATAAACCCCACGACCTCGCCTACGAAGTCACATGTAATTTGGTCTTCACCTGTGGCTCGTCTAGATATATCCCGAAAGGCATCGATGGACCTCTGATCTCTGTCCGACCCAATGAAGTCGCCCACAATGCGAGAGTAGCTAGGAGAAGCTGACAACCTCCCATTTTCATCATAAGCGCATACCCCAGTAGGTGCCTCCGGCAACTTGGCAGAGTCTGCCACTCTGTATGTTTTTAAACGATCCCTCTGGCCTCCTTCAACACCATAAACCCTAATGCTTGAAGATGTGTTTGATGCCTCTTCAAGTTGAATTCTGTCAATTTCTATACAGTGGTCAACATCAGGGTTAGAAACATTTATCGATCCGGTTGCAGTGAAATGATCGAAAATTCCCCTGTAGGCACCTATCCTGACACTGCTTATCCCAGCGCCTATAATTACAGAATACTCTTGGAACGTATTACCTATAGTTTTATAGGAATCACCATTGATGTCTATCAACACCTCATTAACGCTATCCGAAACGAGCCTCGCCCTGAATGTTAGTCGGCTCTTTTCCCTTGTGGCGGCAGGCAGAAACACATCAGCAGTACCTGGAAGAATTGTCCCTCCCCCAGGCCCTGTACCAAATTCTGGTGGTGGACACAGTTTTACAATACCGTCATCGAGATAACCTCCAAACTGGTCAAGGCTTTCCTCAACCCTGCCAATGTTCACAGATACATCACCTAGAGACAAATCTAGCACTAGCCTGTACTGCTTCTGGGGTTCGAGCATTTGCACAAGTAGGCTGCCATCACTAACCGCCACTATATTATTTTTAGATGTACCAGAAACGACTGTTGATGTTCCAAGATTTCCAAATAAATTGAACTCTGTAGCTTCCGTCTTTCTGTCGAAAGACACATCTATGCTAGCTGTTAAAGGTCTAGCAACTCTTACACTCTTGAACCAAAGTACGGTTAATAAGCTTCCGCTGTTTGCCTCATAATCAAAACTAAAAGTTTTGTTGTTTAGAGAATTTAGTTTAACTAAATGGTTTATCGTCCTAGATGGATTCTGTGGTGTTGGCGCAGACAAGTCTGCGGGCAGAGTTGGTGTTACGCTCTGCGGAGGATGACTCCAGTTGTCAACCAACTGAGCTCCCTGGCGAACGGACCGAACATACAGCTCGGCATCCCGGATAACCTCATCGCAGGTAAATGTAACAGTGCCTGTACCATTGCCTACTATCTTGAACCACTGAGTACCGAACCTTGGGTCTGGTACTGCTACCGAATGAACTGTTAAACCACCACTCAGTTCAACCGTGAATCGAGGGTTTGTCATGGACACAACTTTAGTATTGCTTTCCTTCCTCCATCGAAAATTGTCTCCGTTGAACAAGCTGTTCGGCACACTATCAGAAGCCTTTACTCTGAAGCTGCTGCCATCAGCTTCAAGCTCTACATTCTCACTACTAGTCGTTACTTGCGTATCGTATGTGTCTGCAGAAATCTCAGTTTCAGAATCTTGAGAAAATGTAAAATCGCTGGTTACCTTGGAGGCTGAAGGTGTCCCAGGAGTTGATCCCTGCCTTGCAAACTCAAGAGCCTGCGGGTATTGCAGCCCATCACCGAAATAGTAATGCGGTATTGGATCAAATAGATCGTCAGAATGATCTACCGTTCCTGTATGAAACTGGTGTATACCTGGAGATATTTCTACCGGAGTCTGACCAAACGTTCTTCCATAAGTGTATGGAAATGCAACCCCATCTGCCGATCCACCCTCTATTGTTTCGGCAGGGAAAAGATAGTCCAACTCAAGAGAGTTCATGGACATATCCAAATCTATTGTATCTCGGTCAAAAGCGAAGCTTCTTAACCTTCCGTTCAACCAAGTTTCGTAGTTTACGTATTCTAGAACTTCCTGAGTAGGCTTACCCTTGTCAAGAAGACCTCCCACCTTAACTACGGCAGTAGCATCATCATAGTTTCGCTTAGATAACTCATCAGAAGATTCAACATTGACAAGGCTTACATTTGATACGCTGGTTGCAACGGCTCCAGATTCAGAAAAAGGACGCCCCAGTGACCGCGTAATATTGTAATCATCTATTAGAACTTCGCTTGTCTGAACATGACGTGCTTGCGCCGAACTGAACCTCAACTCAGAGTTAGATTTGTAGATTATCTCTGTGTTATGTCCAGCATTAGCAATACAGCCACCCGCGTTCCAATCTTCAAAAGAAGATTCATGGACAATCGTACTGGGTATGCTGGTTTCAACAACGATGTTTAGTTGCTCAGCTTTCTGTAATACGTCACTAAGAGCCACGAGTAGCCACCAAATTCTTTCTTTGCAATGTGTTGTTTTCCCTAACAACTGCGACCAGCTCAGACAGTTCTGACGCGCGCTGTACGGGGGGCGCAGCGGGTGGTTGGCCTTGTCCTGGCTGAGGTGGCTGACCACCTTGACCTGGAGCGGGCGGTCTTGACGGTGACGGAGTATTCACCTGAACATTGACAGGCGGAATATTAAAGCTGCCTAGATTAATGCCACTTAGAACACCTGAAAGCTCACCAACAAATGCATCCTGTATGCCTAATGCAGCGCTAGAGCCAGCCTCCTGAATTTCCTTAAAGGCCGTTGTTCCATCTGCCCTAAAGTCCAACAATGCAGCTAGATTCTCATTGCTTGCATTGGTAAAGTTGCTAACCCACTTGTCAATCTCAACACCTGATCTAGCAACAAATTCAACAGCCTGTTCTTCAGATATTCCGTAGAAATTTGAGAACGACTTAATAAGAGCGTCAGTCGAGTCTGCACCACCAGCAACAAGCTTGTCGAACTCTTCATCAATGGTAATTAAAGAGTTTCTAGCCTCATCAGCATTCTGCGCAAAGCCTACTGCAAAATTCTCAAAGAATAAGTTTGATGGCTGAATCAGATTGTTATCGATAGCGGTTGCAAAGACTTCGCTAAACTCGATGGAGTTCTCTAGACCATCCGAATATTCTTGCCATAGAGCCTTAATGTCATCAGTTGTTTGAGTGTCTGAAAGAACTTCAATAACGCCATTAGCAGCCTGGACAGTAAATCCTGCGGCCTCGGCCATTTCCTGAAACGCATCTAAGCTAGATTGAGCTCCAGTAAAGAATCCGCCATTACCATTCTCGCCACCATCGGTAAGCAGCTGAGCACTTAGCCCAGTCCCCTCTATGCCGAAGTTAGAGCCGAATACGGCTTGATTTCCCCCGGCGAACCCAGTCCCGCCATCTGCACCTAAAGCGCTGAAGCCTTCGGCGGTATTTCCTAACAGCTCTGGCAAGAAATCCTCAGCAAGAATTTGATCAAAATCACGACCACCGAAGGTCTCTTTTAAAGACTCAATCGGTCCTTCAATGAATGATTTTCTGAAAGTGCTGAAATCACCATCAAATAGAGCTTTAACACCCTCGCTTCGGATCTCAAACTCTCGGTTAAATCCGTTTGTGACGCGCCCATCGTTGAAAGCGTGATCGACTATGAGTCCGGCTATGATTGGTGCAGCGACAGCGCCAATAGCGCCTACTGCCCCAGTTCCACCAGCGCCTGCACCTGCGCCTGCGCCCACTCCGGACCCAACAGTGCCAGCGGCAACTCCTTGCGATGCAACAATGTTGGCAGCGGCAACTGCGTTAGCTGTGCCTGTAACTGCGGTGACACCAGCGGCAGCTCCTGCGCTTGCACCTAGAGCAGCAGCAGATGCAGTCGCGGCTGTAGTGGCTGCTGCAGCGGCCTGTACTCCTGCGCTAGCAACCGCGTTACTTGCTGCTACAATTGCACCAACGGATGTACTAACTGCTCCGCTGGCCCCAAAAATGGAATTGTATACAGCTAACAGTTGACCCGCATTTTGATATGCCCCGTAAGCACTTACACCAGCACTTAGAAGTCCGGTTGTACCTCCCTGATCTAGTCCAGCCTCGACACCCTGCAGGTTTCCGTACAATCCTGCTCCGGCGCTGGCCCCATTAACAACACCAGTGAACGCTTGACCTGCTTGCTGGCCGAATACTTGACCCACGGCCTGCTGTGATGCCTGACCACCGAACAATCCGCCGAGGATCCATTACCAAAAGCATTGTTTAGTGAGAAGCCGCTAAAGCCTTCGCCTGATAGCAGACCAACAATGCCAGACGCGGCCCATTGAGCAAGAAGGGAAGCAATTAAGTCTTTAAAGATGTCTTCTATAGAATCAGTAAACGAATCCCATCCGTCCAATCCATCGCGAAAGAAACCCTGCCAAGCGTCAAAAATAGAGTCTGTGGTTTGCTCCCACAGCCCCTCAATCTTTGTAGCCTCTTCCTCAGAGCGAACGCCCATAGCTTCGAGCGCTTCTTCGTATTCCTTGGTTCCTTTTATCAGGCCTTTTTCGCCAGTTAGGAAATCAACAACTTGCTGGTAGGCTAACCCTTGATTTTTTAGCTTGAGCTGGCTTTCATCAAATACTCTATTCAGCTCTTGCTGGCTTCTTAGTAAATCTGTTCCAGTAGCTTTAGCTAGTCTCTCAGCCTCTCTACCCGCTTCTTGAGCAGCCCTTGCCACATCCTTAATAACATTAACTGATAGCTTCGTAGCCGCATTTAGTTCTTTTAAGGATGTCTTAGTATCGTCAGTCTTTTGGCCTAGGTTATCTAATTCCTTTGCAGTTGACTTAGACTCTTCGCCAACCTCTTTGGTGGCATCGGCTGCTACCCTAGACTCGTCATGATACTGAATGGTATCGGCTGTGATCTCTCTGATCGTTGCAATACTCTTGTCAGTTTCTGCATTGAGATCCCTGAAGGCTTTCTCATTCTCAGCAATTCGTTTCTTGCTGTTCTCAAGCGCACCACTGAAGATGTCTATGTCATCCGCAAGACCCTCGAAAGGAGTATCCTGCAAAGACTCGCGCAACAATCTATTCGGTGTCGCAATTGCCTCTAAGACCTTATCAACAGTCTCTAGATAGGCATTCTCAAAGAACAGAGCCGAAGCACCCGCGGCGAACTTGATCTTCTCAAAACCGATTAAAGCGCCTTCGATGAATTTAGCGCCAAAGACTTCAACACTACGAAAACTCTCCGCGAACACACCCAGGAAGGTAGTGCTGTCCTGTATCTCTCCGTTTAATTCATTCCAAGCAACTGCAATAGGGGTTAGCTTGGCAAACTCTTGCACAAGTGGGGCGATCAAGTCTATAAGTAGACCTAAGCCCTCACCGATGAACGCAACGACCTCTACGACACCCTCAAGAACATCAATACCAAGATTTACAGCCGGTGCTAAGAATGACCCAAATGACAGTGCTAAATCACTTACCTTTGCTTGAAGTCGATCAAAGTTCTTGCCAGTAGTGTCAGCAAGAATATTGTAGGCTCTCTGTGTCTCACCAGCGCTATTTGCGTTACTATTTAGTATCTCGCCAAACTTCTCAGCTTGCGCGCCAGCTAGAGGCATTACAGCCTGCACGGCCTCAACGCTACCGAATAATTTAGCTAACTGTTCCTCACTACCACCAGTCGCCGTTGCAACCGTGTCCAGGAAGCCTGAAAGACCCTGAGCCTTAAGCCCAGCAGAGGTGAAATTGATACCCAGCTGTGCTGCTAATTCTGAAGCCTCTTTTGAGGGCTTTAATACATTGGCCAGAGCTGCTCTAATCTGCGTTACAGCTTGGCTTGTTTTTACACCGCTAGTGGTAATCGTGGCTAGAGCTGCAGTGAGCTCATCAAAACCTACGCCTAACTGCGATGCTAAAGGAGCGACCTGACCAATCGAACTGGATAGCTCACCAATGGTAGTCTTACCACTCCGCATAGTTGCGAACAGGATGTCTGAAACCTTGCCAGCCTCACTTGAAGACAAGCTATAAGCATTCAGTACAGATGTTAATCCATCCGCTGCGGTCTCAATATCCGTTACCCCACCTATAGCCAGCTTATTGGCTGCGGTGAGTATGTTGGTAGCTTCTGTTGCGTCTGATGCGCCTGCAGAGATTACCTGATACAGAGCTTGCGCTTGCTGTACGTTGTCAGTGCCAAATTGCTTAGATAGCTCTCTGACAGACTTGGTGTATTCGTCAATTCTTTGGTTATCGCCGAGAAGCGTATTTACTTCAGCGATAGCCGTTTCAAATTGAGTAAATTCCTTTACTGAACCAGCTACTGCAGCAGCAACGGCTCCAGCGACCGCAGCAACGCCTAGGTAGCGAGTTTTGAGAGAGCCAAGCTCACCACCCAAAGATTTTGCGCCTTTCTGTGCGGCTAAGAACCTACCATTGGTATCTCGCAGCTTCCCATCAGTTGCTGCGGAACTATTACCAACTTTTCCAAACCCTTTGTCGAGGTCATCCAGTACTTTGACTGCTCCCCTGCCATCAATTTCTATCCCGAATATTCTTTTGTCGTCCATTTAATTTTGCTTTCGATATATAAAATATCTTCGACAAACTCCCTGTCATTTTCTGGCTTGAATATCGGTATCGCAGGTGCAATATCGGCTAGGTATATTGGCCGCCTCTCATTCCTTGAGGGGCGTAATATCACTCCAAATGCATGGAGTAACATGGTCTGATCGAAATCTAGTATCGGCTTACTGTCTTCAGCAATTGACAGCTTAGTCTTAATGTCAGGGTTGATCTCTCGAACCCTGACCATTGCCGAACGCTCTTTCTTAGTGAATTGATTATCAAGCGACCATTGATAATACTGAGCTACTTTTTTACGTCTTTCTCGCGTTTATCCTTGTCGAACAATTCATGATTAGATGATTGCTCATTAACCCATGCTAGGAATTCAGGATCGTTAATCAAAGCGCGTTTGGCGTTCGATGGCGTGTACTTAACAGCGTCACCGTTGGCATCCGTTACATCCCAATCTAAAAGCTTCAACTCAACCACGGTCATCACCGTACACTCATACTGCTGTGATGCCTTTAGCTGGTAGTCCTTCCTCTTTCCCTGGACAGCCTTTACATGCTTCTCTAAGCACTTAGTGGCCTCAATTGTGGATGGTGAGCCAATGCGGTATTTATCACCGTGAGCCTCCACCCAGACGCCCTGTGTTTTCTTATCAAAATCCGTATCTTTAAAGCTAAATGACATAATGTCCTCCGTTTTCCCTCCGTCCATAAATAAAAAGCACGACCAGCAGCGGTGGAGGGGTCCGCTTTAACGCCAGCCGTGCCGTTACTTTTCAGTCTTACGACTTCACAATTTCGATTGTGTTTGCACCGTCAGTTTTTGAAGCATCAATAGTGATGTCCAGAAGAACGCTGGTGTCAGCGGCTTCGCCAGTAGGGTCTGGAAATTCCACATGAACACTTGGAATATTGAAGCTGTAGGTTGTGGTTCCATCACTCAAATCGAAACTAAGTGGGATAGCAGTTGACTCATCGCGATTGGCAAGCAATGCCCATGAGTTGTCTGTTGTGTGTAGCGTTAATCCGCCAGTCAAGTTGAATGTGCCTAGCAAAAGATCAACCGCGTCAAAGCTACCCGCACACTTCTTCGCACGTATATTGTTGTTTGTTTGAATCGAGCCTGACTCAATGCAAAATCCAGTTGTGCCACCCAGAGAAAGATTGGAAAGGTCCAATACAGTCATGGTGCGATTAGTTGTTTCCGGCTGTATAGAGCCAGCGCCAACGGATGATGTTGCTTCATCATTGACATGGCTAATTGCGACTAGATCCGCAGCAATAGTTACGTTCTCATCAACGTTTGCGAAAACAAAATCCATTGTGTTAACCGCTGCGCCACGGTACTTAAGATACTTATCCGTTAAGTCACCGAATCTACGTTCGAAAGAAAATGTTTTTAGAGTCGATCCGTCTTCAAGCTGACCAGCAGTATTAGCGCCGAACGTGCTAGACAATGCGCTTTCCATGATGTCGTCAAAAGCATCAGCTTTAAATTCTGCTGGGGCATATTGGCCTGCAATCTCAAATCCAACAACCGAAGGAGCTGACTTACCGCGATCACCTCGGACCCGTGTTGACTCAATCTTGTTTGGAGTAGCTCCAATGCCACCAGCACCCGAAAGCGGGTAGGTCTTCCATCCGGCGTCATCAACAGGCGTAACACCTAAAGTTGTCTCCGGTACATAAATTTCACTTACAGCACTAGACTCTGCCATGATTAATTACCTTTCCTTGTGTTTAGCTAAAAAAAGAGCCGCATGATGCGACTCGGTATCGATTAGTTATGCGCTTCCTTGCGCTTAAGCTGTGTCGTTGAAGAAGAACGGGAT